GTTACCCGTCATATCTGCACCACCAGAGAACGTTGCCGTATTTGTAACTGATAGTGTGCCACCTACTGAGACATTAGATGAAAACGTACCTGTTGTCATCGATGCCGCCGCACCTTCACGTGCTAGTGGGTAGCCGCCTGTTGTAGAACCATCGTGAACGACAAGTGTGTTCTTGTCTGTATCGACTGTCACTTCACCTAACAATCCTGTAAAAGATGAATGTTGAGCCGTTGTACCACGACGGAACTGAATTGCATATGCCGCCATATTATTTCTCCCGTCTATAAAAAATCGATTTAATAATAGACAATACAAAGACACGCTCTGTATAATCTATCATTATTTATCTTGAATTTATGAATTATTTTTATATAATTGCAACTTCAATGACTTTTTCACCAGAATCATCATTATTTACTAAAGATTTTGCAAAAACTGAACGTCCCATGTCTGCCCCACCTACTGATTTACCATATCCTGGTGTTTTAGATGTGACGATTAAATCACCTTTTTTAACTGGTCCTATAATCTTACAAGGAACTCTTCCTTTTAACGCAACGTAAGGATGTGTGTTATCTTCACCTGCGTTTGAATTCATTTTTAATCCTGGATCTGTAGAAATAACACCTGCTACTTTATAATCTGCTTCTACATCGGTTGTTGTTATTTCTTTATCTCCGTCAAATACTACTACAGTTCCTGGTTCATATTCAGCATCTGCCTCATATCTTTCAGCCAAGTCAGCATATGTTGCCTCTACTTCGTGACCAAATATTTTTCTCCATTGATTTGTAGTAGAACCTAAATCATATGTATTATCTGTACTTGGTATTTGACTTCCTGATACTGTATTCGTTGCGTCTGTTACCATAAAATTAGTAGGTATTGCACTAGATGTTATAAATCCTGCATCATTTGGTAAATCACTAATTTGTGTAGGTATAGTTGGAGTATTTGTTAAATCTAAGTAACTACCAGTAGTTGCTACAGTTGACAAAGAAGATGTATCTGCTTTTGTACCAATTAATGTAGTTATGTTTGTATTATAATTTGCATCATTGTTTATTGCATTTGCTAATTTTTTTAATGTATCTAATTGCAATGGTGCAACATCAACAACTGCATCTACAAGTGCTTGAGCCGATGCTAAAGTAGTTGCGTGGTCTGTAGCACTTTGTGTTACTGTTTGAAAACCTGCATAAGATCCAGTAATATATCCTGCATCATTTGTGAAAGAACCAACGTTTGTTGGTAGACTTGATCCTGGTGAACCACCTGTTGAACCTGAAATAACATTTGAAGTTTCTGTAATTAAACCAAAATCTGTAGGTGCATCGTAACTAATAACACCTGTAGTATTATCGTAAGCAATTTCATTACCTTGCACAGAAATTGACAGCCTTGCATCTACATCATCATAGTAATCAGGTGTAAAAGTTATTACGCCTGTTGCAGAATCATAAGAAAGTTCAGTACCAGAAACACTAATTGATGCTCTTGCTCTTGCATCTGTATAATAAAGATTTGTTGTACCTTCATTTAAATCATCTGTAGTGTTAGTTGTTGTAGACCAAGCAAGTGTAGTAAAAGTACCTGCCTCTGGTGTTGTAGCACCTATTACAGTACCATCTATATTACCTGACTCAACATCTATTGAACCATCGCCTGTTACATCAATGATTGTTCCACCATTTTCTGCATCGATATTACCTGTAAGTGAACCTGAAACATCTACGTTTGATACAAATAATTTGTTTACGTTTATATCGTCACCAAATGTATCCCATCTTCCGTTAGTTTCGTCCCAACCAAATTTCTTATTGGCATCAGATCCTCTATTGATTTCTATTCCGACATCTTCTGATGCCGCACCTGTGTGGTCGCCATTTAATAACATAAATGGATCTGCAATACTTACTGTTTCTGAATTAACAGTAGTAGTTGTTCCGTCAACTGTTAAATTTCCTTTAATAACAAGGTTACCACTACGTGACTCAAGTACTGCGTCTGTATTTCCATTATCTAAAAATACTTTTTCGCCCCTTAAGAATAGTCTGTCACCAAATTTGATTTGTTCTGCCATATTATCTCTCTCAAAAGGTTTGTTTCTTAAATGTATTTATCAGTTTATTGGATTTACTGGCATAAAAAAAGCCGGGAATAAATCCCGGCTTTCTTCGTAATCTGTGTATAACGAATTATACGAAAGATAGATTTGAGACTGCGATTTTTGATACGTAGTCTGCCGCATTACCTAGAGATGATGCAGTGTTTGTTAATTCCACGTAACCGTAACGAGTCATAAATGATACAACTGGTTCGAATGTACCTGGATCAACCACAACGCCTGAAGACATTAGCGGAACGTACGGACAATAGAATGCCGCCGCATCGATTTCGCCTGAACCTTTGTAACCAAGTAGTACGTCATCGTTTGATGCATATGTGTTTACATATACTCTCATTGTACCGTTTAGAGTACCTACGAATTTCGTATTTGTTGGTGCTTCAAAAGTACCTTCAGTTGTTCTTGCGAATGCTGATGTTGTAGCAGATTGCAAGATTGTCAACGCTGATGGTGAAACAACTGCCCAGTTTGCCGCGCCTCTACGAGTACGTTGAGCAACTAGGTTTGCTTGTTGATTGATTAATGTCGCTAACACGGCGTGTCTATCACCGATGAATGTAGGTGTACCTGTGAAAGAACCTGACATATCGTATGTTGCGCCTGTTGTTGCTAAGTTAGATAGTGAACCTAAGATTTCTTGGTCGATTTCAGCAGTGATTTCCATTGCTAGAGCCGCCATAATCTCAGCCTCTACATCTAGACCGTGCATTGCGTTTGCGTCTTGAGCCGCTTCAAATGTCCAACGTGCAGATAGTTTACGAGTTTTCGCCTCTACTGTTTGTTTTAATACTTGAATTGACATTTTTGAACCTGCAACACCTTCTAGAGATGCAGTTGAAGCCGGAGCCCCTGCCGCATCACCTGAATATGCGTTTGCAATTTCAAATGGTGATAACGCTTCATCACCTGCAGATACGCCTGCTTTTGATTCAGCATATCTTACACGTAATGTGTGAATTTGACCTACTGGTCCAGTCATTGGTTGAACACCAATGATTTCGTTAGCGATAACTGTCGGCATAACACGACGGATAACTGGTAGTATCACCTTGTTAAGAGTTGCGATGTTACCAGCCTGTGTTGCACCAGCAGTTGCACTTTCGTTAAGTGCTACTTTAGTGTTTTCTAAAACCGTTTTCATTACGTCTGCTTTAGTGCCATCTAGGCCTTCCATTAAAGCATCACGTGTTTGATCCCAGTTTTTTCCTTCGAAAAGATTTTCCATCTTTTTATCTCCTGATAATTTATCCTGGTTAATTTAATCCAGCCAGTTTTTTCAACTGAATTATTTCGGCATCGCTTCCTGATGACGGTGATTCTTCCGTTGCTACCTCACGGTCACCAGTATGTTCAGTCACTTTGCCTTCTGTTAATGTTTTTGTTTCTTCTTTCGTTGAAACGTTCTTTTCATCTAATACTGCCGGTAGATATTTCTTGAAAGCAGTTTTTAGATTAGAAGTCTTTACTGACTCTAGTAATTCATTCATCACCTGACGCTTTTCTTTGCCTAACGGTGCTAGTAGATCCGACATAACCTCTTTACGGTTAATCTTATCTTCTAGGATACGTTGAGCCTTTTGAGCATCTTCAATGTTTGAATCTTTGTCAGCAATCACTTTTTCAAGTTCAGCAACTTTTGTTGCAGATTCTTCAAGTTTCTTGTTCACTTTAGCAACTTCTGTGCCTTCATTTAAATGTGAAGCCATAAATTCGCCTGAAAACGCCTCAAATACTTTACGACCAAATTCGTTTTCTTTAGCCGATTGTATATCTTCTTTGAGTGCTTTCATTTCTGAACGTAAAGAGTTCTTGATTGTATTTTCAACAAGTTCTGCGGATCTCTTAATAAAGTTCTCTTTAGTCTTGTTGAGAATGTTTTTACCTTCTGCAACTAAACGTACTTTAGTATCTACTAACTCACGTTTATCGTTGTGGAACTCAGCCAGTTCACGTGAAAGTTGTTTAACAACGAACTTCTTAGTTTTTTCAAGATTTTCGTTAACTTTTTCACGGTCTGCTCTAAGTTCTTTAACTTCGGTCGCCAAACGAGAAGTAATGAATTTTTCGAGGAGTTTTGCGTGTTCAGAAATTGCTTTCTTATACGCAACACGTTCTGCGATTAGAGACTCTCGGTCAGATTTAAACTCTTCCATTTCACTTTTAATAGCATTGTTGAGCATATTATCCATAGCATCAACGATAAGTGATTTGTCGTGTTCAAATTTCTGAGCGAACTCCTCACGCAACTCGGCCGTAATTTCCTCTCTTGCTTCTGCTAGTTTAGTATCTAGAGCCTCTTTAATTTGTGCGCCAGCCTCTTCGGATAGAACACCAGTCTCTAGAAGTTTAGCAAGGATTTCTGTTGCCATTGTTACTTCTCCTATTATAATTTAAGTTCACGAATGAACTTAACGATTTGTTCTGACAAGTACCTTTGGGCGACCTTGTCATTTTGTATATTCTGTGCCAGTTCCCAAGTTTGGTAACCGCCACGCATATTCATTAAACCTTCGTAAATTGCTTTTGGGTAGGCCTCAGGAGCACTTGGCTGTGCTACGATGTCTACCGTGACAATTTCAAAATTGCTTACATTTCCATCAGGTCCTACTTCTCCTGAACCACGAGATGAAACGCCTAAAGTTGCGCCTGACTCGATTAATGTTCTGATAATATTTCCCATTGGAGTTGGAACAATTTTGAGTTTACCATATCCATTCGGTCCATCCATCCACATATTTTCAATAATGTGTGATACACGGTCTACATTTACGGTTAGTTCTGGCGGATGGTCACATTCACCTAGTACAGGAAAACCTTGGTCGATTTTCTCTTGTACAGTTTCAACTGCTTTCGCAATCTCTTTGACCGGATAAACACGTTGGTTAGCATTTTTAACATTCCCTTGAACGAAAATGCCTTCCATAAACATATTTTTTTCGCCGTTTTCACCTTCTTGTATACGTGATTTCACACCTGCTTGTTTATGTGAAAGTCTTTCAATTAGAACGGTCATTGGTTATCTCCAAAGAATTAGGAACTAACTGATTTAGTGTTAGCGCCATCATCACCTTCAGAAGCCTTTTCAGCCTTCATTGCAGGTGCTTTACTGTTTCCAGAAACGTTTACATTTTTTGTAGACATTTCTTTTGCACTTGCTGATCCGCCTGATGTGTTACCATCTTTTTGACCAACTGGTGCCGCGTTTGAATCGTCGCCTGGACGTTTTGCGTTAGCATTAACTGGAGAAGCCGCGCCGTCGCCGTTGTCACCTTCTGATGCTTTGGCTGGTGTCGCATATTCTTCTAAGTTTTCTTCTTTGCTTTCGCTAGTTTCGTCTTCTTCTGACTCTTCTAAATCAAGTTCCAACTCATCATTTTCCTCAACTTTGTCTTCTGTTGATTCTTCTGATGCTTCTTCTACTTCTGATTTTTCTTCTATAGCAGGTTCTTCTGATTCCATTTCCATCTCGGCTTCATCGCCTTCGTCTTCCATATCATCTTTTTCACCTGACATAATTTTTTCGAATTCTGCCTCTAGATCCGCTAAGTTTGATTCTAAATCTTCTACACGGTCTTCGATGTCGCCTTCTTTTTCCTCGCCGTCGTTGTCGCCCATTTCTAGGTCGTCAACTGCTTCGTCTTCGGATTTTTCGTCTTCATCATAGAATTCTTCGTTTTCGATTTCTGCTTTGTCTGATTCAATTTCTTCTGAACCTTCTTCGGCTTCTTCGTTTGAACTTTCCTCAACAGGGTCGTTCTCTGTAGTCTCGTCAATATCCTCAAGGTCTTCTTCTACAACTTCGTCACTTTCGTTTAGAAGTTCTTCGTGGATTCTACGAGCCTCCGCAACTATAAAGTCGTGTAACTTTGATTCTGCGGCTTCACGTTCCTCATTGATAAGAAGTTCTAACACTTGTTCTAGTGTACTTCTAGTGTCTGACATAATATGTCTCCTTATCTAATTAGCCACAAAAGTAAGAACTGTGGCAAGGTTGTAGAAACACTTCTATTGTTTCAAGAGTATTTATAGAGGTTTTTGGGGTTTATTATGGAAATAGTGCAAAACGGCTAATTTTTAAGCCGTTTCTGTGCATAAGTTATTTAACTTTTACATCATACATATAAAATACGCATTTAACGATGTTTTTGCACAATAATTTGACAGTAATTATAGTTCAGGTTGCTCTGCGGCTTTAGAAGAACCACCATATTGATGCTTAATCTTAGCAGATTCTTGAGAATTTTCATATTTTCTGTATTCTCTGATTTTTCTTAAGTCATTAAGATGCGTAAGAGTTAAACGTTTCTTTCTAGTATCGTCTAATTCAATACTATTGTGTTTATCTCTATCAGGAGAATAGTTTTCATTAATATCTGAATATCTCATTTAAAACTCCGATTACTGTAAAAGTATTTATCTTATTCGTCTTCGTCTGCTACTAAATCACCTTCAGCACCTGAGATTGGTGAATCTCCGCCTTCGGCTTCTGCATCAGTTTCATCGAATTCAGGTTCAGCGCCGCCTTCAAAATCACCACCCGGTATTGATGCGCCTACAGATTTGAGACCATCAGAATCTTGTGGATCAGCCTGACCTTTTTCTTCATTCCAGAGTTTTTCGTTTTCTTGAACTTCTTCATCTGTCAATCCTAAGAAACGTTTTAGAGCAAAACGTTTACTGATATATTCTGCACCTTCGATTGCAGTGAATACGTTCATCATAACTTGGTCAACTTCTGCTTGACGATACTTACCAAAGTTTTGTGGAGTATTGAATTTCAAATCAAATAAAGAACTTTCAATTACAACACCTCTGTGTTTCAAGAACATCTTAAATTCTCTATCTAAATCTTCACATACCAATGCTTGTAATCTTTCACAGAATTTAGTAAATCTAAACTCTTGAATAAATGCAGTTCCTACACGACCATCATTGTAACCGTTACCATCGCTATCTAAACTACCTAGATAACTTGGCGGTACTCTAAGACCACGCATTAACTTGTCATTGAAATATTTCAAGTCATCAATCTGACCTAAGTTTTCACCGCCTGGTAGTGTTTCAACTTTTGATCCTCTACCTTCAGCCGTTTGTGCAAAGAAGTAATCTTCCATAATTGATAATGGATTATATGCACTATCTGTGATGTTTTGTCCACCACCTGTTTTTGAAGGAATACGTCTTTGATGAATTTCGTTTTTGATACGTTCTAAGTGGGCACGTGCTTTGTGTGTTGGCATATTACCAACATCAATATAGAACACTCTACGTTCAGGTGCTCTTTGTACACGATAAATTAAGATTGCATCTTCAAGTAATTCTTTTTGTTTGTAAACTTTGAACACTGGTTCAAGAATTGAATTACCAAAAGGCCAAAAGCCATCGATGCCTTCACTTAATGAAATATGAACAACGTGGTCAGCATCTACTGGAGTTGATGTTTGGTCTGAAACGTATCTAGTTCCACCTGCACCACCACCTGTGTAACCTTGTGTAGTGTTGTTGTTAACATTTGGATTGTTAGGATAACCTGCTCCCGTATGCATTAATTTATTTGCATCGGCAGTAACGTTAAGGCTTTGTAGGTTAATATCTAAATCCTTGATGTAATAGGCTTCAATCTCTTTGCCTTTACCTTCGTTAACAATAACTTTTTCAATCTTTGATGGATCTACCCAAAACATTTTATATGTTTCTGGATCACGTACAAAAATTTGGTCACCGTATTTGATTGCGTTTCTGAAAATTCTAAACATACGTTTGTGTAAGTCATTCATTTTACACCACTGTCTTAGTGACCTTTGAATAACATCACTTTCTGTATCTGTAGGATCTTCATTAAACTCTACCTGTAATGGTAGTTGTGTGTATTGATTTTTTAGTGTAGAAAATTCTGCAATAGTATCTAATGCAGTATTCACTTCACTATCTAAATCCATTTGGTCATATTGACCATATCTTTGTACACGATTCGGTTGCCCTTGATATACCTCTGGTAACCAACTACTATATCTCTTTGTATCTGCATCTGATATAGTACTGCCAGTTGACGTAGGCATTCTTTCAGGCATTCCGTCGTATGTTTTAAAGTACTTTTTCCAACTCATTTTTTATTCCTTAACGTTAAATCTAACATATTTTTGTTCCATTGTCAATAGCCTTAATTGTTTTGTAGTTCATTAATTAGTGCATTGATTCTATTAACTAATATATTTTGGGCTTCTGCGTCCCTTTCTCTCATTGCATCTTCATCACGACCTGGTAAATTGTAATATTCAGGTAGTTTCTGATTTTGTGTTGCCTCTAGTATTTTCTGTAACATTTCTATTGTTCCGGCTGTATTTTCGCCTTGTGCAATATCCATATTTTTAATTTCATTCAAAGCCGCCGCAACATCAACGCCTAAGTTTGCCATATTCAAATCTTCATCAGATCCAAACATACTTGTTGTATCTATTCTACTAAGTAGTTGTTCTGCTACTTCTGATGCAGGAATTTGACCTTTTGATTCTAATGCAGTTTTGAGATCCTGAAAAAGGTTTCTTGAATTTGATTCAAAGATGAATCCAGTTGTATCTGATCCGCCTTGAACATTATCTAAAGCCTCTTCACCTTCTTTTTTAGTTTCTATTTTTGCTTCAGGGTCTATACCCTCTACTGCCTCACCTGCATTTTTTACAGATACATTACCAACTATACCAGCCGCAAATTCTGATAATGGACCAACTACCTTATCAGTAATTAAGGTACCTGCCTCAGTAAGAAGTTCTCCACCTTTTCTAGCAAGAACGGCAACTTCTGTAGCGGCCTCTTGTGCTAATACACCAGTACTAGTTAATGATATTCCTAACTGTACTGAACTTTCTAATAAACTTTCGTTAGCAGTATTAAGTTGTGCTAAGTTATCACCAAATGCTGGCATCTGTTCGTTTAAGATTGTCTCCATTCCAACAACACCTCTACGAGTTATTTCTTGTCTACGAATTTGTTGTTGGTCTGAGTCTGCCATTTGAGTCATACCATCGTCTGCACTTTCAATCGTACCTGTTAGTCTTGAAAGGTCTGCTACCATTTTTGCAATAAATGGATCGTTTTGCATTTGTCTTCTTAGACCTTCATTTCCTGTAATGCCTTGTATTACTCCTGCAATTTCTGGACCCATATTTGCAACGGCTTCTTGAAATTGTTCAGGTCCTAATTCACCTGCTTGTGCAAGTTTCTCAACAATAGGAAGTAAGTTTTGACCTGCGGCATTACTTGCCAATTGATTTCTTATTTCTTCAACCATGAAAGCGCCTTCACTGCCTGCCGCCATTCTTTTTATAACAGCCTCACCTAATGCACCATCTAACATTCCTGCAGAACCAATAGTTTGTCTAATATTGGCCGCTCTATCAGGATCCATTGTAGCAAGTAGGGCACTTACATCATCTCTTTGTAAAGTTTGCGACATCATTTTTGCCGCTTCTTCTAATGAGATTTTTAAAACATTTGAAGTAGCAGTAACGCCTGACATAAAGTCTTCCATACCATCACGCATTTGTTGTTGATTCATTCTGTCAAGTACACCCATATTTCTTAATGAGTCAAGATACTCGCCGGCTGTGTTTGCAACTTGTCCAAACTCCATACCAAATCTAGTCATCATATCAGCACCTTGCGAGTCTGCCATTGTATTTGCAAACTTAAGTGCAGATTCTACACCAACAATACCTACTGACCTTGAAAATCTTTTTGTAAATTCTGCGGCTTCACCTAAAGTAAAGTTATTAGAACTAATCATTCTAGACATTTCTTCAAGACCAGCAGTTGTGGCATCAAATCCTGCCATTAAACCTGATTGTCTTATTTCATTTGCTAGATTAAATCTATCTTCGAATTGTTGACCTAAGTATGCATTAAAGCCTTCTGATGCCGCCGTGATACCTACTGCGGCTTTACCCATAAATGCGGCTCCTTCTTTTGCACCTTCAACAAGACTATCTACTTTTGCTTTATATGTGGCTTCTTCTTTAGTAAGACCATCTTTCATTAATTTTGCAATAGCCAGTTGTTGACTATTATCTTGTCTCTTTTTTAGTAATGAACTATTAATTCTGCCGTAATTTAAAATTCCTTCTAATATGCCTGATTGTTTAGCATTTGCTTTTTTATCTTCTCTATTGCCTTTGGCTTCTTGTTGTATGTTTTGTTGAAGTAGTCCGTTTGTTTTTGCTACATTGGAATTTAACTTGTCACCGTTTTTTATCACATTTGACAGTTTATTGGCTTGGTCTTTATCTACACCGAATTGATTAGTAAGTGTCGTTGATATTTGACCTAGGGTCATTTCCGTTGCCCAATCTGGCAAGTCACTACCCGTTATATGTACATCCATTTGTTCAGCCATTATTTTCTCTCTTGACAATGTTAAGTTCGTAGTTTATAATATGTCTAAATATACGTATATTATAAATACTTACCTTAATTATAAGTGTATTTATCTAATCAAGGAATTATAATGAACGATAAAACGAATGAAAACCCGTTACAGAAGTACTTTAGGAAGCCTGCTTTATATGTGCAACTTCCTACTAAAGGTAAATTCAATCCTGAAATACCAAAAACAGTACTTGATGAAATAGGTATTTTACCTATGACGGCTATAGATGATTTAACAATGAGAAATCCTGATGGTCTTCTTAATGGAGAGGCATTGATTTCTGTTATTGAAAGTTGTTGTCCTTCGATACCTAATGTTAGAAATTTATGTAATATAGATGTTGAGGCATTATATCTTGCAATTCAATATGCAACAAATGGTAAAGAAATAACACACAAACACAAATGTACAAAGTGTGAAGTTACTAGCGACTTTAACGTTGATATAGATTATCTATTAAACAAATTCCCTGAAATTGAATCAGTAGAACCAATAGAATATGAAGATTTAAAAATTCATATGCGACCACCAAGTCTAGAAAGTGTGACACGGGTTGCCCTCATTGAATTAGAAGAAAGACGGTTATTAGGTAATCTAAACATAGCCGCCGGAGCAGAAGAAGGAAATGAGTTGGAAATTTCAAAAAAATTATATGGAAGTTTCAAACGTGTAGCAGAACACAACGTAGAGTTGTTAGTTGCAACGGTTAATAAAATCGAATCACCAGAAGGTGAAGTAACTGATTCGGATCAGATTTTAGAATTTTTGCGTAATGTTCCAAAATCAACCATTGATAAAATGAATAATGTTGTTAAAGGAATAACTAAAAAACCAGATGATTTAGCAAAATTCGACTTTGTTTGCCCTGAATGTGGTCAAAAAGATACTGTAAACATTGAAACTAACCCTGTAAATTTTTCTTAGGCTGGATGGCAACCGCCAGCCCTGAAGAAATTATAAAAAAACAGGAAGATTATAAAAAAGATGTTGACAACACGCATAAAAATCTGTTACAATTAGTTTGGTATATGAGAGGTGGGGTTAGTATAACCGAACTTCACAATATGCCACTAAGAGATTTACAACTAATAAATGACGTAATTGAAAACAATATTGAATTGAGTAAAAAGGCTGGAACGCCAATACTCTAATAACTAATACAACTAATATTTACCCGGCGAAAGGATTAGAGATGACTAATATTTCAGCATACATAGTGGAATCGTTGGTCGGGTTGCCGACTCGGGATTGAGATTGCAGATGAGAGTTTGCCGTCGGACTAGTCAGGATGAATTCTGACATTCTTCTCGTAAACCACAAAGAGTATTCATAATCTTAAAACAACCATGGCTCCCTAAAGGACATGGTTGACTAGTAATTTTATAACAGATGATAGGTTTTTATAACACTATCTGCTTTTTATAGTTTCTATCTATGTGGATTATAAAAGGTGCCGTTGGGTCGAAAGACGCAATACTAAGTTAAGGAGGGATCGCCAACCGACTCCGTCGTAACTAGCGACTAACTTAGACATAGAGGCGATGAGCAAGGGACAGATAAGACAAGATTTTTCTGTATAGCCATTTTTTAATTGTCCTGGGAACAGGGCAATTATGGCTTCTTCACGGGACAGAGACTCAAGTATTGACATTAATAAATTTATAATATATAATATAAAGACCGATTAATTCGAAAGAGCGATAGCGATTGAGAATTAAGAGGGATTAGGTCTTTAGACCTTTTACAATGAAAGATATGGTATGCCAAGTAAAAGTAAAGCAAAAGGTAGTAGTTACGAAAGAGAATTAGCAAAGTTCTTAAGTGAAAAGTATAATGGTAGTTTTGTACGTGTTCCGAATTCTGGTGCATATATAGGTGGAAGTAATTTCCATAGAGCAACTAACTTAAGCGAAGGACAAGTAAGAGGTTTTAAAGGAGATATTATACCTCCTGATAACTGGAAATACTTTAACTGTGAATGCAAGAGTTATGCTGATTTCCCTTTTCACCATTTTCTGTATGATAAGAAAATTCCGCTTTTAGAAGGTTGGATAAATCAAACTATGGAAATCGCAGAAGAAGGCGATGTGAATATTCTTTTTATGAAATTCAATCGTAAAGGAACTTACGTAGGATTTCAAGAACATCTACTTAATAAAGGTTGGAGATGTCCTGTTCACGTAAAATATAATTCTGAAAAGTACGGAACTTGGATAGTTACAAGTACTGATGAGTTTTGGAAATATAATTCTGAACGATTTGAATATCACTGTATTGATGGTATTAAATAAACCAAGCAATCAATAGTCCCATAACAAGACCTTTAAACCAGGCTATCCAGGCAAGACCATAAGCATCTACATTAAATTTCTTTTGCCAGTATTCAGTTTGGTCTCTGTGCCATTTAAATATCTTTTTCATCTTTATCTCCTTCTGGAACTTTTACACAAACATAAGATCCATTTTTGATTTCTTCAATTAAAGTTCTACCTTTAACTGCAAGTTCACACGAAGGTTTATGATTGTAAGTTGTTAGGAGTTCGGTCTTTATTTCTTCATTGGGTAGAAAGACCACTAGTATTAATGCCCACATTATCTCTCACCTTTATACTCTTCCTCAGTTGTACAAGTTATTTTATAACCTGCATAATATTCTGGCAGTAAAGCATAATCAAAAAGATATTCTATGTACTCAGCCGCGGCCGCCTTCTTTTGCTGACAAACTTTCATACTCTCATACGCAGAAGGGCTCCAGCCGTTAAGCATTACTTCTTGACCATTTGCCAAAATAAAAACTATAACCATAAACACTTTCATACAAATATTTATGGATTGTAACGTATTTATTAAACTACTGCTTATCTTTAGGCTTCTTTTTACCTCTTCTGAACTTATAGTTTAGTTGTCCTTCTTCTGTGATTGCACCTTCGGGACAAACAGTGACTTTGCCACCATCTTTAAGAAATTTTTGAATCTGTTTTTCTAATTCTTCTTTTTCTTTTAGTTTTTGTTTTTGTCTATCGTCCATTTAGTCTAAGCCTTTTATAAAAAAAGACCCGACACAAAGTGCCGGGCCGTATTGCTCTCTGTGTTGAGAATACTAAAGAAGCCTAGTTAGATGAGAGAGGTTGAGAGGAGACACTCGACTTCTTTAATAGTTCTATAATATCAAATACAGAGGCCATTGTCAACACCTTTTTTTATTATTTTTAAATTAAAAACGTATCGTTTTCATTTTCCCACGTGCTGATACAATTACGCAAAGACATACTGATATAACTATCATCAGTATTTTCCCATTCTGTAATAACTTCTTTGATTTGTTCTTCGGTTAAAGCATCTGTAGAATCTACACCAAAGTGTTCTGTAATTCTTGTTTCAATCATTTCAGTACATTGTTGCTCTAACCAATCTTGAATTTTGTGTGCCCTGTGGACTTTAAATACTTCGTCTGTCATTTTATTTCCTTTCTTCTGGTGGTTCAGGCATTGTGAATAAAGCACGAACTCCGTGAGGATAAACATCAGAAGGTCTACGTGCAAAAACAACCCATTTGTAACCCATTGCTTTTAGCCACATTGGATATTTTTCTTCTATGAATTCTTTAAAACTTGTACCTGTTGTGAATACATCATCACAAACAAGTGTTTGATGTGTTGGATCTCCACTAGCATATTTCTGTAATGCATTTGCTAGTTTTACTCCACCACGTGGTATACCAACGGCTTCATAGAAAGGCTCTTTTTGATATTCCATAATCATTGTTGCTAAACAATCCCATTCTTCATCTGTGATTGCATCACACTCTAGTTTCCATTTTAATGGCAAACCTGCGTGACTAGTAAAGTCACCTTTTTGAAATAGTTTCATTAATCTAACCCCATATTGCTTTTATATTCTTCAAATAATTCTGGATTTGGATCTGGTTTACCTCCAGTTCCATCTACACCAAAGTTACAACTTGCTACAAATAACAAACCTGCAACACAGGCATATGAAAAGAATTTTAAGAATTTTAAGAATAAGCCATAGGCTTCGGTCGCCTGTTCTTGGGCGACTCTTTTAACTTCATCGGACATATTAAACCTATTAATTAAATTACAGTTTCAGTTTCTATACCTGGAGATACTTCATCTTCTTGTGAGAATGTAGTAAATCCATTTTCTTTTATCACATTAAGAACATTAGTCACACGACCATATAGTTCATCTCTATGTGATATTAAGAATATTGAACGGCTTCTATCACGTTGCATTTTCTTTAATACTGCAAGTGATGATTCAACACCGTTTGTATCCATACCACTATCAATAAGTTCATCTACAAATAATACGTTAACTGTACTGTATAGTGATTCAAATATATCTCTGAATGACCAACTTAGACCTAAGATAAGTCTATTACGTTCACCTCTTGATAGATTGTCAAAGTCTAGTTCACGACCTAGTTCTGTAATTTCTACAGTTAAGTCACTCATAAATTTAACTTCGTGAGGCAATCCTAACTTATCTAAGTAAAATTCTAAACGTTGATTTAGATAAGATAAGTTCTGGTCAATAATCTTTTTACGAATAAAACTGTCTTTGTTTGTTAACAGTTTCATTAAGAAGTCCTGATGTTCACGATAAGAGTTTAGAGCATTCATTTTAGAATAGTCTAGTTCTTCAAGTGAACTTTCACGCATTTCTGCAATCTGTTCTGTGTAAGGATCTTCTTGTCTCTTTTTAGTTTCAATTTGTTCTTTCAATACACTAACTGAATTTTGATGTTCATAAGCATCATTTAGGTTTTCATAAAACACTTCAGGAGGAGAACTTAGTTCTCCCACTTCGGAAATTATTTTTTCGTATTCTTTTAATTTGGTATCATTTTCTAAAACACTTGTTCTAGTTTCACCTAATAGTTCTTCTTTTTCTCTTAAGATTTCTTCTTGCTTATCATCGTGCAATTCTTGTCCACAAGCAAAACATTTGTGGTTCTTTAAGTTTTCAATATCAAGTTCTACTCTATCAATTAGTTTACTTAACTTTTCATTATCACTATTGATACTATCAATCCAACGATTAGTTTCGTCTAATTTAGATTTCTTTTCTGTATATTCTTTTAATAATTGATGATTTGCAATTTCTTGTTTGATATCAACGTGTGATAAACTATCTAGACCTTTTTCTAAATCTGATAGTTCATTATCGTGTTTCTCTTGCCAGATACGACTTCTGCGTTCTATATCATTGATGTTCTTTAAGATACGTGAGTTTGCATCTTCTTTAGATTTTAAACTGTATTCTTCTTCTTTGATTTCGTCTTTTGTTTCTTTGATTACATCTTTAAGTGCCTCTGCTTTACGAGACAATTCTGTAATACCTAATAGTTCTTCGATTAGTTCACGTTGGTCATTCGCTCTCATTGACAAGAACGGTTCTGTATAAGTGTTTAAAGCAACCACGTGTTTGAACATTGAATGTGTCATACCAATAACACTATCAACTTCAACTTGTGTTTGTCTCATTTCACCTTGTGCCTCATCTACGTCTGTATTGTTTAAATCAATACCATCACGTAAGAAACGAAACACGTTAGGTCTACGACCACGTTCAATTCTGTATTGACTTCCGTTGTATTCAAAGTCAACTGTGACAAGCATATTCTTGCCATTTGTTTTGTTAATTAAATTATCTTTACGAATATTTGTAAGGGCATTACCATATATGCCATAAGAAAGAGCATTGACTAAAGTAGTTTTACCAGTTCCGTTACGAGAACCATCACCACCTAAGTCTACGTTGTTACCTAGTACAAGTGTAAGATTGTCATTTTCAAGCGATACGGCTTGAGTGACATTACCAACACTCATAAAGTTTCGTATTGTAATGTTCTTAATTTTTAACAAGTATTTTACCTCTCTCTTGCGTAGTCACCTGCTTGAATAGGGTCTACAGATATTTCATTTATATTAACATATTCAGGTTGATTAATCAACCATAAAATTAGTTCTGCAACATATTCAGTATCAATTAGTTTTCTATCAGGATGTTTTTTCATAACACTTGGTGTTGTTAAACTTCCTGGCGAAATACAAGTTGCTTTTATGTTAGAACCACCTTGTGCCATATAAGTTAAATCTCTATTATAATCTCTTAGTGCTTTCTTTTCTGTTGGATAACGCCAAGTTCTTCCTTTGACTCCTGTATCGGCAGTTGAACCCATATTAATAATATGTGCTTTCTTTTTCTTTTCTACGCATAAAGAATAAACTTGTTCAGCAATCATTATTTGATGAAACTTCCATAATGCTGAGTTGTTTATAAAGATATCAAAATCTTCATCGATAAAATATTCGGCTAGTCTTCGTTGTTCACTTCCTACATCTAAATTCCAACCATTGCTCCTACTGACAGTAGTATAACTAATATCGTCCACACTATCAAAAAGAGTGCAAATGCTTTTGCAAAGCCCATAATGTTTGTTTCCTGTAATTAGAATTTTTTTCATTTTATAAGTTCTGATAAAGTTCTACAAGAATCTTTTTATTGAAACTTCCGTTATCATCTATTGAGTTTAATTGTGAAATTACAATTTCATCAATAGTTTCAAAATGAATTTCTGCACCTGTATCGTTTTCGTGTTCAGCATTCTTTTGAGGTTGTAAAGTTAAATCTCTTAAATCGTATGTTTCAATAAAAGTATCCTTAATGAAGTTTGCCTCTTCATAAGATATATCAATATCTAAAGAGACACGTGCATTTGTTTTTGGCAACAAATACTTTTCTGGATTTTCTAGTAAAGATGACAACGTAATCGTTTTGTACTTAGGAGCATCAGGCCACGCAAAGAATTCCGGTTCTTTTCCCCACTCCAAGAACATCCAACCTCTTTCATCGTCCCACGAATCAGAGAAGTTATGTGGAAATGCGTTGCCTGTATAGATTACGTTGCCCTTTACTTGACGGTGATGAAAATGCCCTGAAAAAACGAACTCTTGGTTCGTAAACATCTCACTTTTTAAACCACCATGGTCAGGCATTTCGACCATTGCGTTTAATTTGAATGTGGGAAGTTCAAAGTGTCCGAACATATATTTACTTTTTATCTTCGGAATTTTTTTCCATTCATCACCAACTAACCAACTAACAAATGTGACATCACCTTCGGTAAGTACACTGTCAATCAATATTATGTTGGGTAACTCTTTTGCAAACTCTACTGAGTTTACATCACGGGTTTCACGATAAAATAAATCGTGATTACCTAAAATAAAATAAACTTTTTCAAATGCGTTGTTTAGTTTACGCAATCCATCTAAAGAATATTTCATTGTGGCAATATTCAAACTAGCACGATTATGATGCCAGTCGCCACCAAAGACACAAGTTTCACAACCTTTTGCTTTGGCTTGTTCTATAAACCAATCAATGAAATCATCACAATCAATATTGTGTTGCTTTGCGTTATTACGCATTCCATAGTGAATGTCCGTAAACCAAGCGGCTTTGTTAAAAAGATTAGTCATTATCGGCGTATATCTCTTTGATAGTTTCTGTAGGAATGTCTTCGTCAGTAATACGTGTTTTGATTACTTTCTGCCAACGTTCTTGAGACTTCATTTCGTGTTCTAACTGTCTTGTCCAACTTGGCATTTGACCTGATTTTTCTAGTAAGTCATCTCTAATGCCTTGATTTTTCTTTTCAGTATTGAGAACACGTGTAAATGAGTTATTGACGGCCGCAGTATAATATGCGAATGGGTTATCACTTTTAGCCTCGTTAAATTGTAAACCAATTTGTGTTAATTGTAAAAGTGCTTGACCTCTCATTTCGTCAATATACGTATAGCCTCTCCAGTTACTTCTTTGAGAATATCGCTCAACTAATTTAATGTACATATTGGCAAGTGTCGCCGTTATCTTACCTGATTGTATATCGAATTCTTTTGTTTTCTGATTATGATGTGAAATACCAACTTCTTTAATACTTCTGCCTTCAAGTACATAATGTTTGAATGGTGGGAAGTTTAGTTTCACTTTGTGATCCGCTATTGATTTTGGATTTTGTTTTCTACCAGGCTCATCTGGAATGTGGTCATATGTTAGTACACGAAATACTAAATCACCTTTATCAAATGAATCAGGGTCTACTGCAAAATCTGATTGTCTTTTCTTTTTATCTGTATTCAAATCCCAGGCTTCTTTTTGCATTCTATCTGCCCGGTTTTGTCGTGCTTGTTCTACAGAACCACGAATCTCTTTTGTGTCATTTAAGATTACATCATATTGATGATGCTTATCTCTATCTTCAAACCAACAATAGTTGGCTTTTGAGATATGGATCTGCTTAAGCATATCTTTGTTGTTTAAATAATTTTGACCTCTACGTGCCATTGTTTGCTCCTAATTTAATACTATACATTATATAACAATTCGTATGCACTTGTCAAGCGAAAAGTAACAGTTTTTATGTTCGTACTTTATAATACGATAAATACACAAAAGAAGGAGAAATCTATGTCAGATAACTTGTATGAACAGGCTCAACCAGTACAAATAAGAGATCCTAGCGGACGACTCGGTGCATCTGGATTGGCTACATTAAATTTTCCATACACGCCAACTATCACTGTTATCACTAGTACAGGATATTCGTCATATGATTTGTCACATACAAATTTTCAACAAAGAGCATTTGATATGGCGTCAAATACAGAATTCAATATGACGGCACCAATTATGGTTCGTAGTGAAGCAGAAGGTCAAAGTGTATTACAAATGGCGCAGTTTCTAAGGGGTGCATTAAAGATGGACTTTGGTAGAAACTCTACAAACCCAGGGTTACCCCCACCGATTCTTCGTTTAGATGCTCACGGAATTTATACAAACGTACCTGTATTAGTAAGAGACTTTACTTGGAACTTAGACCAAGACGTTGACTATGTTAACGTAGGTAATTCACGTGTTCCAGTACAACAGGTATTTGTTTTATCATTAACAACAAGTTACTCACCAAAGAATGTCAGAGAGAATTTTACTTACAATGATTTCTTAAGTGGTAAGTTAAGTAGTAAGGGGTATATCTAATGGGCGTTAAAGATTTTGATCCTACTTCTCCTTGGAAGAAGACTCCAATATTATATAAAAAAGTTTTAGATATAATGAATCCAGTATTCATCGAAAAGAGTATACTTGATGAAGAATATACTATTCCTCAAAACTTTAATCTAAGACCAGACTTAGCAAGTTATGAATTGTTCGGTACTTCAAAATACTGGTGGGTATTTGCAAATAGAAATCCTGATGAAATACAGGATCCCATAAACGATTTCACCGCAGGGAAAAAGATTCGAATTCCTAGTAAAGCGGCAGTAGAAAAAATGAAGTAATGAACTATGTCAGTAAGAAGTGCTAGAAACAATAACCCAGGCAACATAGAAGCCAATTCTACAAAATGGGTAGGTCAATCAGGTGTTGAACCTGAAGGAAGATTTGCCACTTTTGATACACCAGCACACGGTGTAAGAGCAATGGGTAGAACTCTAGAAACTTATCAAAACAAACACGGCTTAACAACAGTAGCCGATATGATTAATCGTTGGGCTCCACCTAACGAAAATAATACTTCCAATTATGCAAACTTTGTAGCAGGACAAATGGGTATTAGTCCAAACCAACAAATTGACTTAAGTGAAAATCCAGCACTTGCACAAAAGATGGTACAAGCAATGATAAAAATGGAAGGTGGTGCTGAGGCAGAGGCTTACTTTGCTCCTCATATTTCTGATGGCTTAGATATGGCTTATACAAACAGACAAGTAGCGGCCACACAAGGTACATCTTTTGAAAGTTACACAGAAGAAGAATTAAAAAATTTAAGTGCGGCAGAAAGATATATGCTACAGAACGAAATAGCAAATAAAGAATTTACTGATGCAAAGAAACTTTCACAAACAGAACACTATGATGAAATGGTCAGAGACTCTATTAAACGTTCAGGTAGTCTTGAAGAACTATTAGATAATTTAGAAGATAAACAATTATTTTGGGATAATGAATTAGACAACTTTCAAAATTATACTTACAACTTAGAATTATTTGTTGTTGACCAAATTGAAGCCTCAAGATTTTTAAAATATGAAACTACACCAAATTATGTTGAAGATATTGTTAATGACGTTTGGCCAGATGACAGTATTAAAAAAATTACGATTGCAAAAACTGGTGTAAGTACAGAAATGAATATTACAGGTTTGACTATTCAGACTACAGGTCACGGTAGTACAAATCAAAATAAAATAGCAGGTACGGCAACTAATTTACAATTTACAATAACACAAGTTGGTGCAACATCAATACCTGATACTTTACAAAATGCAGTTTTATTATGTGGCTATCCAGATATTCCAAATGCAGTATATTTTATGAAAGTAAATTTTGTTGGATACCAAGACGACCTTGGTCAAACACCTATGAAACTTCCTGTAACAAAAATATTTCCTTTCAACATTGCAAAATACAATGACTTGCAAACTACTACAGATAATAGAGGAACAACTTTATTAATCGAAGGTACAATTTATTCAGACAAAGTTGTAACTGATACTGCACAATCTATTATAGATTACAATATGGAATTTACAGTTGCAGATACATTACAAGAAACATTAGAAAACTTCTTTAAAAAACTAAATGCAAAAACAGTAGAAAAGGCAATTATATCTGATACAGATTTTATTAATGATTACAAGTTTTTCTTTGATGAAAACTTCAAACAAAGATTTGCACAAGGAAAGATGGCAAGTGAAGAAGCCAACAAAGCATCAGGAAATAGTAAGACAAAGAAAAAAGCAAAAGTAAAAATAGCAGAACAAACAGGTGTCGTAACACCAGGTACAAGTATATATGATGTAATACAAAGTATTATTATGAATTGCGTTGATGTAAGAAAAGAACTTACAGAATCAAAAGCAGATTTTACAAGTATGTTTAGAGTTATAACACACGGTCAACCTAAACCAGGTGGATATAATGTATTATCTGGTAAAGCATCGTATCATATAAAATATACAATCGTATTAGAACGTGCCCTTATATATCAAAATATGATAGACAATGCAAACAAAACAAAAGAGTCTGCAAAGATTCTTAATACTGTATTTTTAAAAGGACATTGTCGTAAAAGATATTATTATAGTTACACAGGACAAAATGACCAAATTTTAGATTTGAATATTAGTTTAGATAAGCAATTACAAAAAGTTTATTCTCAACCAAGTGATGCCTTTATGGCTAATTCATTTTTAAAAGATATAGGTGACTACAGAGATAAAATTGATAAAAAAGCAAATGACTTATTGACGAAATTAGAAAAAGAAACAAAGTCATTAGAAAAAGAATTAAAAGAAGCACAAAAAGATGTTAAGAAAACAGACAAAGAACTAAAAGATAACTTTGACAAAATAAGAAGTGAATTTTTTAGAAGACTACCTAAACGAGGTGGTGGACCATTAGATGAACGTGCTAATACAAAAAGTTTATATAGTAATGCAGAAATAAGAATGTTAAGAAAAGGAAATCTTAAAACATTTGAAAATATATTAGATGAAGGTACACCGGAATATGATTTGTTTCAAGATATCTTTAAAGGAAAAACTAGAAAGAATTATAATGAATTACATAATGCGGTTCAGGCTTCTAAAAAAGAATTTAATGAAACAAACCTTGAGTTTCAAGAAACTATCAGAGAACGTGACGAAACTCATCGTGCGGCCTTAGACCATTATTTTAGTAAAAAAATTGCACAAGCAACAGGTTCAGTTTCAAGAAATTGGGACGAACTAGGTATAACTGCAAAAGGTGCCGGTTCAGGTATTGTATTAGCAGAAGACCTAGATAAAGATATAATAAAGAAAATGTCTCTTTCACAATTTACAGACATTATGAAAACTCTTTTAGAAAATCCTACAAACTTTGAAAGAATTACAAAACCATTATTAAGTGAACCTACAAAAATGCAAGTAGTAAAAAGTCCGGATCAAAAAGATGTAGAATTAGCAATGCTAAAATATTATGAAGGGCTAGCGGCCAATATTAGTATGCAACGTGTTAATATGACAATTAAAGGTGATCCTTTTTGGATTGAAACTTTCTTGTCTCCAGCACAAGCAAAAGATAAGTTTGGAGAAATGAATAGTGATGGTACATTAAAAGGACATCATAGTAGAATTAACGGTGGTAATTATATTGTAATTGCAAGTGATAAAGCAGAAGGTGTATTTTTAGATAACCCTGACCAAGTAGGACAAAATGCAAATAACAATGATGGAATAAACAAATCAAGATTAATTACAAGTGTATACTTTGTAAAAACAATCATAAGCAATTTTGATAGAGGACAGTTCACACAAACATTAGAGTTAGTTAAATTACAAGCGGCTGAAGTATTTAAAGAAGCCGATAGAACAATACTTAATGTAGACGATGTAGATAGATGGAGTGGTCCTCCACACTTTCAGTATGAAATCAAACCTGATAGAGGAACAAACGAAGGCAAAAACGATGGGGCAGAAGATGCCAAAGACATTGGTGTACCAATAGGTGCAGGTTCATCTCAAGATGATGAAGGAAACATAACTGTAGTTGATACTTCGGCCGCAGTTCCATCGGCAGTAGTGGCATATAAGAATGCAATAAATGTTTTCATTGATGCTCAAGGACAAAACAGTGGTATACCATCAGAGGCACAAGCAAGACAGTTAGCATTAGTAACTGCACAACTTCACGGGTTGTGTGAAATGGGTGAACAAATGGCTTGTACAGAATTAGCATTAGGTAGAGAACAAATTGTAAATCATTTTGGCAATGCAGATGAAGCCAGAAACATAATCAACCAAGCAATAGATGGTGGTGATAGTGTTTCTCCGGCAACTATTGCAATGTTAGATAATGCATACGAAGGCAGAGGTGAAGAAAGAATTCAAGATGGTGTTGTTAATGTTCCACAAAATGAAATAGATGGTTGGAACGATGCTATTCAAAAAGAAATGGATAGAGATTATTTAGGCAACAATGATACAACTGTAAATCCAAGTACTGCTATGTCACAATTAGAAACTGGTGGAAAATTTGGAGCAGATGGTGTCAATGCAGTTTTAAATGATGATATACAATTTAGTAATAAAGCATTTAGAAATGAAAAATATTCTGATGTTAATGGGCAGTTTAGGTCATATGCCGCAAAAGTTGAACCAGGTACGTTAACAACTTCTGAACAGAATAAGGCAAGGTCATTAAATAATGAGGCTGAAAGTATTATTAATGGAAGACCTTTAAGTCAGTTAACAGATGAAGAATATGCTAGAGTAAAAGAAATTGAAGAAACTATTGAAGTTATGAATATAGAAGCAACGACAGGTGTTCGTGGTGAAGTCAGAGATGAAAAAGAAGACGAGGCAAGACGAGAAAGAATTGAAAAATTACAAAATGAAAAAGAAGATTTAGAAGATGCACAAGATAGTTGGTACTGGACTAACAAAGGTAGAGAAGAAGATAAAGCAAGATTAGAAGAAGTTAACAAACAATTACTTGCTGAGGAACTACAAGAAAAAGGAACAGAAGTTGAAACAGTTCAACGTAGAGTTGACGATAATGGATTTGAAACATTTGAGACATTACAAAAATCAAAAGATCCAGAAACACAACCAGTGATAATACCAAGACCTGAAGATATGAATTCATTTAGAGAAGAAGGTCACGCATTTACTGATAATGGTGATGGAACAATAACAGTATTGTCGCCAAAAACAAATGCAAGTGCAGATGAACTCCCACCAGAGTATTCACATTTAAATGAAACACAAAGAACACAACTTGTAGAAGCCAGAAAAGCAGAAGAACATTTTCATCAACAAATAACAAATGCACCAACGATAACTAAGACAGGGACTGTAACAAATGAAGACGGTTCTACAGAAACGATTTCTTGGGAAGTACAAGACTTAAGTGGAATACAAGATTATACATACACAGATGAAAACGGACAAACACAAACCATATCAGCATCATCTATTGGTGATACATCAAATGGATATGATAGTACAGTTAAATCAAATATTATGAATAGTATCGCATCAAACTTTGACCAAATTGAAACAGGTAATCCAAAATACAGAAGAAAAGATGCATTTGGAGATATACAAAGAGAAACAACAGATGCATCAACATTTAGTGTCAAGGCAGGAGGTAATTAATGTCTACAAATACAATAGGTAATAGTTTAACTTCTAGTTTAAAAGCACAAAGAAGTCACGCACAAAACCCAATATTAAAAAATATTGAAAGTGGTATATACAAAGCGATTACTGTTGGTGGACATCCTGATCCTGAAGGTAGAGGTAGAATTGCGGCCTATATTCCTAAACTAGGTGGTGATAGAGATGAACCTATGTTCTTTCAATATGCAAGTCCTTTTGGAGGTGCTAACAAGCAAGGACCATATGGTATGTTTGCAGTCCCACCAGATGCTGGAGTAACAATATTAGTTTTCTTTGCAGACAATGGTGCAATTAATGAAGGTTATTGGTTTGCAGTTTCACAAGAAATCCCATCAGTTGTAAGTGGTGGTGCGTCTGATACTGCAAAGTCAGATGGTACAGGACAAGGTGAAGGTGTATTTTCAGATGTACCTTCGGCAAAAGTTCAACCATTGACATTAGAGGAAGCACAAGAATTATCACAAGAAGAAATAGACAATTCAAATAAAAATGCCAACACTGCTGGACAAGGAATTTATTCAGACCCTAAAAGAGGTCAATCAACTGCAACACCTTTACGTGATGCAAACTATAATACAACACAACATTCAAAAGTATATGGTTGGAGTACACCAGGTGGTAACGCAATCACAATGGACGATGGTTCTGTAGATGATGGTGGTACAATACACCCTAATCAAATAAGAATATCTACTGGTTCAGGTTCACAAGTAATTGTTGATGGTACAAATGATTTCATTTATGCAATCAATAGTTCTGGTACAGGTTGGGTAGAAATAGGTGCTAAAGGTGAAGTAATGGTTTATGCTGAAGGCAATATGTCTATTCGTACTGAAAAAGATTTTAACTTACGTGCAGACAAAAATATAAACTTAGAAGCCGCAGAAAAAATTAATATACGTAGCAAAGATAATTTAAATCTAAACGTAGGAAATCAAATGCATATGAAATCAGAAGGTTCAATGTTCTTTGAAAGTTTAGGCGCACACCATACAAAAGTTAAAACAAATATGTATGTTACAACTGATGGTAAATTACATCTAAACGGTCCTATGGCCTCAATCGCTTTTGATATACCATTATCTGCACAACCAGATATGCAAAACTTAGAGGCTACACAAATTGAAGATAGTATTATTCCAAAGATACCAACACACGAACCATTCTTAAGAGGAACTTCTGCGAATGCACCTGGCAATGATGGTAATGCTCCAGAGGCAACAAGTGCATCACAAAAAGCAGGTAATGAAATCGCTAAAGATCCTTCAAGTGCAGAAGGTCAAACAACTGCATCAAATCAAGGTGAAGAATCAAATGAAGATATTCCTGGTTTACCGCCAGGAGAAGGTCTTGCTACAGTTAGAGCAAGTAATGGTGTTGGTTGTAAAGTTGCAGTGATATTCCAAAGCAACTTCCAAGGCTTTATTGATGATTTAGAATCTACAGGATATGTAATTAGAACATTAGGTGGTTATTGTAATAGAAATCAAAGAGGTGGTTCAAGACCTAGTTTCCACGCAATGGGAGCCGCTATTGATGTTAACGCATACGCACCAAATGGTTATGCGGCCCAAAGACCATCAGGTTGGAATCCAGGTGTAACAAGAGGTGTTGACGCAGGTTGTGATTTACCAACCAACGTTGGTGAAATTGCCGCTAGACACGGATTGGGTTGGGGTGGTAACTGGAGTTCACCTTGGGATCCAATGCACTTCTCAGCCGCAAGTGTTGAACGTGGTGCATATCAATTAACACGTGCATACAAAGTTGCAGATAATTCTTCTGTAACAGGAACTACAGGAGTTAGATTAGCATAATGGAACACTTAAGAAAGTATATAGGACTATATCTAACGGCATTAATACTGCCTTTTATGTTTGGTTATGGAGTAAGTGAAGACCATCCTATATGGGTATGGTGGATTGCATTTGGTCTTATAATATTAAAAACTCCTCCTTACAATATTAGTGACCGTTTTTGGGGAGCATATAATAGATTACTAGAATGGTTATTGAAACCTTTGTTAAAGTCTATACCTAAATGGCCTTGGTGGGTAAGAGCATTGGCGTTTTTAGGTCTATTATATCTTTTAGAAGAAGTATTACTAGCATCAATCGGTTATACTGTATTACCTTGGCGAATGGATTTCGGAGCATAAAATGATATTTGATAAAAGAAAAGGATCATTATTAAATTATATTCAAATGCCTTTGAATGTTGTAACTCCTGAAGGTACATATCTAGGTACAGGATATAAAGAAAATGGATCTCCAAGTTATATTTTATCTCACGTTAGAGTGACTACATTTCCTGCAGTTGATTTAGTTTTTAGTAATATGAGTAAAGATGCAGTTATTGATTCACAAGAACCTGTATTAGAAATATCAGGTGATAATAAAATAGGTTATGGATATCAAGTTACAGATACAGAAATACGTTATGGATTTGTTACAGTTGCATCACAACGAATAGATATTTCTAGTGGCAAGATTACAAAGAATATGGCAAAGTTTATACTAGATAAACAACTTAGAAATATTGGAAATGTTTTAGAAAAGTTTGTTAAGAAAGATATATCACAACCACAATTTGATGCTTTGTTATTTTATTTCTTTAATCAAGGAACAGATACTATTGAAAATAGTTCTATCATTAGTTTGATTAATCAAGAAAAGTGGTATGATATTACAGATGAAATTCAGACTAATATCAAAAAGAATAACGGCCAGTTCGATGAAGAACTAGCCGCTATGAAAATTAAAACTTCTAAGATGTGGAGTTTTGTCCCAGGCTTTAGTTAAAATTCGTAAATGGATTTTGTATAACCTCTTGTTGGTTCTACAT